GTGGGTTAAACCATGGCATTCAGATAGTAGCGCAGATATAAACATCTTTAGAAAAGAGGAGTATAACGGGATCAATCGTTTTATTCTCTCTTTTACTGGCCATTTAAATGGTTATCAGACGCCATATTGGGCCAGCTTTAAACAATGGAATGAGAGCGGATCACCAGTAAAAAAAGGTGAAAAGGGAACAAAGATCTGTTTTTTTACGCCAGTAGTTAAAGAATCAATTAATGCTAACGGAGATATTCAAAAGAGCGCTTACCCTTGTATTAAAACTTATTACGTTTTCAATGCTGACCAGGTTGAAAACTTTCATTATGAAAAACCCGCTAATATTGATAAGGTTTTTAACCCTATTCCCGCTCTTGAAGATCATGTAATTAAAACTGGTGCAACTGTAAAGCACGGGGGTAATAGTGCTTATTTCACTAGCCAGGGAGATTTTATCGCTATGCCTAATAAAACCAGCTTTAATAGTGAAGCGGCTTATTACGCTACTTTATTGCATGAATTAACCCATTGGAGCGGAGCTGAAAAGCGCTTAAATCGTGAGCTAGGAAATAAATTCGGCTCCCCAAAATATGCATTCGAGGAACTTGTTGCGGAGCTAGGAGCGGCTTTTTTATGCCAGGATTTTAAAATTCAAGGCGAACTACGTCATAGTGGATATATTGATAGCTGGCTCAAGTGTTTAAAAGATAACCCGAATGCGATTTTTAAAGCGGCGGCGCTTGCACAAAAGGCGGCGGATTATATCAAGGCGTTTGATATGTTAGATAACCAGGCGGCGGCTTAATACTGTAAGCGTTGATAACCTTTTAAATAGGGTTATCAGCGATTACTATTCAGTAATCATTTTCTAACTAACATAAGGGAATAACACAATGAACAACAAACCAGACTATACCGATTATTTATTGGGTACATTTTTCGCTATCTTTATTGGTGCAATGCTAGGCTTTATCTATATTTTACGATCTGGGGGGTTTTAATATGAACCTTAATAATTGTTTACAAGCAAAATTTGATAATCTAAGCGACGCGAATAAATGGATTGATAAAAAAATTCAATCTAAAAAATGGATTGATGGAAAAATTACAAATGGAATTGTTCAAGCACCAGGCGGCGAAAACATCTTAATGTATTTTGCAAGTGTGCAAAACCCGCGCCCGCCGATGTGCCCATATACCAATAAACCCAACGGTAAAACTTTATTTTCTAAATAAATTGTCAGTTTAAGCGCTTCTAATTGGAGCGCTTAGGCGGGTAATTTTGCCCGATATCGGAGAATAATAAAATGAGCTTATTACAAGAGATGGAACAATTCGGGTTAGCGATCTGTAAACAAAATGAAAAGTATTACTCAAAAGAGCTTGATCAGAAAACAGTAGATATTTGGTTAATTTTAGGTACGATCAGAATTGTAGAATATGGATCAGAAAATACTTATTATCGTGATCAGTTTGAAAACGAGTTTTACTGTAAAAATTACCCTAACAAGTACGGTAAAGTTTAAAACAATCACTTAAAACACTTTAAACCCGCTTAGGCGGGTATTTTTTTATCTTTTAATATCTCGATTTAAAAATAAAAAATAACGTGTTAAACGGGCTTTAAAAGGTTTTGACGTTTTAAATGACGAATGACGTTAATGAGAGTTTAGCTGCAGAGAAAACAGTTTTGATTTCTGGAAACATGGAAGGGTTGTAAGCACCAAAAAAATTCCCTACGTGCGCATGTGTGTGCGTGTGGCTCAAGATTTGATCTTCAGTTTTGCTAACCTTTAATCATAGGGGGTCAAGGGGTGGGCTGGTGGTTAAGGGGTTGCCAGAGAGACCCCAGAGGATTACCCCAAAGACCCCAACGTACTATAGTCTATATATATATAATATACGTATATCATATTGGTAAATATTATAGTTGTTTATAGATATTTTACCTATACTATATATAACACACATGTGGTCATTCAACCCGCACACTCTTGCTGACTGACTGTGTATGTATATATTTTTGTGTGTGATATTGGATAACTGTGTATGTATAATTGTGTATGTATAGATATAAATATAAAATATATTTTGCAATAATTATTTTTTATGTAGTAAGATGTTAACTGTAGTATGTAGTAGATATTTTTATAACCTAACAAGAGGAAAGATATTATGAAGATTTGTAGAGATTGTAAGTATTTAAGTATTGCAGAGTATGGCTCTGCTTTTTGTGTGAGCCCCAACAATGGTATTGATTTAGTGACTGGTAATCTTCAACCTAGAGATGCCAGGCTAAATCGTTATAACTTAGAAACCATTGGTTGCGGTAAAGATGGTCGGTGGTTCGAGCCTAAGTTTGAGATGGATGATGATGAGCACATTGCTTCAGTGTTTTGTCGTGGAGGTGCATGATGGAAGAACCAACCATAATGGAAGTAGGTTATCAAATTCAAATTAATGAATTGAAAAACAAAGTTGACGAGTTGGAATCAGAAATTGGTGCGCTCGAAGATAAGATTGAAATCCTTAAAGAACTAGTTAAAACGATGTCGGAGCTAATATGAACGATAGAAACGATTTTGAACCAGCAGTAAGAAATGCAGCATGGTGGAGTGGTGATAGCCGTCAAGTCATGAATGGTAATGCAGTAGAAACTGTTTTAATCAAACAAGGTAAGTTGGCACCCCCAGACTTGAGCGGTGTTGAAGCCGTACAGATGGGTCATGTGATGCAGCCGATTCTTGGTAAACTAGCACAAGATAGATTACAGATGGAATTAAAAGATGCGGATTATGCTCTTAGCCACACTACTGAATCTTGGCTTCGATCTCATTTTGATTTTATTAGTGCGGACGGCACAACTCTCGTAGAAGGTAAAAACTATAATGCAATGGTGCGTAATAAGTTCGATGCAGAAACAAATCGAGTGCCAGCCGCTGATTATATTCAATGCTTACACGAAGCAACAGTTCACAATGTGGATCGAGTAGTGTTGGCAGTCCTTTTTGGTGGACAAGAGTTTGTCACGTTTGATTTTACTTTCACACAAGAGCAGAAAACAGAGCTCATCAAGCAAATGTCTGTTTATTGGGCTCACGTTGTATCTGGAACTGTTCCAGAGGCACAATCTGTTAATGATGCGAAGTTAGCTTATCCACAATCAGTTGACGGTATTGTCATCGCTAATCAAGCAATTGAAACCCGTGTCAGTGATCTCAAGCAGTTGAAGGCAAAAATCAAAGAGTTGGAAACGATTGGTGATGAGTGGGAAACCGAGATTAGAAACGCATTAGGTGACCGCTCAGAGCTACGCACGTTCGATGGTAATACCTTAGTGACCTGGAAGTCCTCAAAAGCCTCGATGAAGTTTTCCGCTGATTTGTTTAAGACTGCGATGCCAGACATTTACTCAAAGTTTGTAGTTGAACAAATGGGTTCACGGAGGTTTTTAATAAAATGATGAAACCACATAGAAACGCAGATGTAATTAAAGCATTTGCAGATGGTAAAGAATGTGAATTTTTGGGAAATATTACTAAAAAATGGTTACCAATATCAAATTTTCGTGATTTTGATACTTATTGCTGTACAAGAATTAAACCAGAGCCTAAACCTGATATTGTTGACTATTTATTTGTATCAAATAAATCAGATCAGGATTTAGTTAAATTAAATTGGGTTAAATTTGATACTGCAAATCTTAGGCTTACTTGGGATGGTGAAACACTTGAACTTATTGATGCAGAGGTGATTAAATGAATACTTTTTTCTTTGGTTTTCTTGTCGGTTTTATTTTTGTTCTTATCTTTGCGACATGGTGGGATAACTACGATGAATAATATTGATATTGCAATTTATGTGATGGCAGCCAGTTCTGTCATTGATACTCTACTAACAATTTGGGAGAAATTTATATGAACAGTCTAGTCACGGTTCAAGATATGGGGGTGATGGCAGATGCCATTGTCCGCTCTAAGTTTTATGGTTTTCAAACGAAGGATCAAGTTATTGCAGTGATGCTCGTGGCACAAGCAGAGAATAAACATCCCGCCACTGTCATGCAAGAGTATGACATTATTCAAGGTCGCCCAGCTCTCAAGAGTCAAGCAATCTTAGCTCGGTTTCAACAAGCTGGTGGTAAAGTGCAATGGCAAGAAATAGGTGCCAAGCGTTGTATTGGTACTTTTACCCATGAGTCTGGTGGCAGCATTACAGTCGAGTGGACAATTGAAATGGCTAAAGAGGCTGGCATTTACAAAGTAGGTTCAGCCTGGACAAAGTTCCCAGAAGATATGTTGAGAGCAAGGGTGATTTCAAGGGCAGTACGATCTATTTATCCAGCTTGTATTTTGGGTCAGTATAGTTCAGAGGAAGTGCTAGACTTTGAGCCTCGTAAAGAACGTGATATTACTCCGGCTCGAGTTGAAACGGTATCCTTAATTCAAGGCAATGAGGTGGTGGAGTTGCCCGCTAA